ACCTGCCGAAGAACCTATGTCCTCTTCGGATTGGTACGGGATTGTCTACTTGAGAGTTTCCCCGTTTAACCCAGTTTGTCAAGGAATATTCCTATTCCAGGGTGACTACATTTAAGAAATCACTTCCATACCAAGATTAGCACCATTCAATAAGTCAGCCCAAGTTTTAATTACACGACCTTGAGAATCAAGAATACTCTGATTAAAATTTAGACCATTCAAATTGAAAGATGAAACGGCAATTCCCATAGCAGCACACCAAATTCCAATTACTGGCCAAGCAGCAAGGAAGAAGTGAAGTGAACGAGAGTTGTTAAATGATGCGTACTGGAAGATAAGACGACCAAAGTAACCATGTGCGGCAACGATGTTATAGGTCTCTTCTTCTTGACCGAACTTGTATCCATAGTTCTGGGATTCATTTTCGGTGGTTTCACGAACCAGTGAGGAGGTTACGAGGGAACCCAACTCTATTCCTTATTTTCATAAGGTGTGGACTATATCATCAACCTATTTTATTAGGTTGTCGGGCACTTAAACCTGTTATTAAGGGGACTAAACCCCTCAGGTAGTCTCTGAACCTTTCTTGAGTGTACTCAAGACTTGGATGCTGATTACCATATTACTAAACTTTTTTACAAGACCAATAATAAGCAGTTTTTCTTTCACCTTTTAAAAGAGGAGTAACTCTCTTGAAGTTTTTGATTGGAACTATTTTTTGTAGTTCATCCAAAACCTCACCACCAGTTTCACAATTTATTATACAAATTGTTTCAATCTTATTGAAAGAAAAAATGTACTTATCTGTAGAAGTAATAGCAACATTTTTGTTTCTATTTTTACCTCCCACTTTACCACCAATACTTCTCATTTTCATAGCATATTCAGACTTCACAGAACGAGCAGACATCTCTTTTTGATAATCAGAATTCCAAAAGTTTTTCTTGGATAATCTTAGTACTTCGTGTGTTTTATAAGCACCTTCAACTCTAAGAAGTCTCCAACCTTCACTATCAAAACCACACATCAAGTTATATGCTGCTAAATCATATACTTGACTGTATACATCGTACCTTATTTTATGTGCGAGTATGTGGTCTTCAAAAGATAGTGAAATAAGATTTTCTGGATTATCAAGACCACCATCATGTTTTGGGACAATATGGTGTTCTTCAAGATAAGTATTGGGAGGATATGTTTTTGATTTACATTCCTCAATAAAAGATAAGTAATCGTTGGTCATAAAGTTTATGTTACCAGAGTTATTTATATAAGTCAAGTAACATTTTAGTAACTTAGGTTTCCAGCAGTTCACCCGATTTTCACTTACTGATTACTCAGCAAGGGCACAGTTCCCTATGCATTGCGGAGAAAAGACTTCCTCCAAAAACACCAGCAACTCCAAGCATATGCAGAGGATTCATAAGAATATTATGCTCTGCAGAAAATACAAGCATATAATTAAAAGTACCGGAAATACCTAGAGGCATTCCATCTGAAAACGAACCTTGTCCAAAAGGATAAATTAGAAATACAGCAGTAGCAGCAATAGCAGGAGCACTATAAGCAACTGCAATCCAAGGACGCATCCCGAGTCTAAATGAGAGTTCCCACTCACGACCAAGATAGCACCAAACACCAATCAAAAAGTGAAATACCACTGCTTGATATGCCCAACCATTATAAAGTGCTTCATCAATAGAAGCAGCATCCCAAAGATTATAGAGATGCAATCCAATAGCATTTGAACTCGGTACTACGGCACCAGAGATGCCTTCCATGAAATCCATTCTTCATCTTCATAAGGTATCCAACCTTCTAAAAATGAAGCAACCATAGACCTAAGTGAATAATGAGGAAAATTAGTTTTCATTGCCCACGCTTTAGCTGTGGGTTTGGGTTTGCCAGATGTAATCCATATTTCATAGATTTCATCAGCAACAATCCAAGGTTCTATATTTTTTCCTTGTCTCCACTTAGAAACTTTCTTAGCAACTTCAGGATTCTTCATATGATTAGAATCACCCGATAATATCGGAAGATGCTTAGCAAATTGCTTAAGATATTCCTTATCTGCAGATTTAGTCCAATGATTATCTCCAATAGAATTATTCCATTTTTCAGGATTTTTTCGTCTTGGGTGATTATCACCTTTCAAATGCTCCCAATATTGAGGATTTTTATTTCTGGCATGATTTTTACCAGTTCCCCAACCTTGAGGTTCATTAGAAAGATTTAAACAACCATTTCTACCGTAATGGATAGAAAGCATTTCTCTTTCAGTTTCTCTTTTGTCAGTATCTTCATTGAATATTTCTAGAAATATCCAATCATTGGGATACTTTTTAAGAGAGTTATGAAAATGGTCATTTCCTTTAAACTTTCTATGAAATCTTTCCCTTTTTTTGAGGGTCATTGAGGTTGAACCCCAATAATAATCTCCGTTAGAAAGTCGTATCGCTAAGTAAGTTATCATGGAAGTTAGACTATATCTTCATCCTTTATCACATTATACCATAAAGGAGTTGGGCGCTCGTGCCTGTTATTAAGGGGACTTTACCCCTCAGGTAGTCGTTGAACGTTCCCCAAGTGTACTTGAGGCTTCGCTGCTGATTGGGGTGGTCTTCCCTTTCCAGCAATTCACCCAATTTACTTCTTACGATTACTCGTAAGTGACACCATCTAGATGTTGTTGCCGTACATAAGCGAACCAGCAACTGGTTCCCTAATACCGTCAATATCTACAGGGGGATTTGCAATAAATGCAATGATAAAAACCGAAGTAGCAACAAGCAGGCAAGGAATCATAAGAACCCCAAACCACCCCACATAAAGACGATTATCGGTTGAAGTAACCCAGTTACAGAATTGTTCCCAGGCGTTTGCGCCAGAACGGCGTGTTGAAATTGTAGCAGTCATAAAAACGTTAAAAGAATAAGAAATATCCATAGGGATTGGACTTTGCGTTATTCCTCCACTACCCTCAAGTGAAGGTATGAGAGACGTATTTAACGTGCTTAGTCTCGGTAAGGAGTTAGCGTCCCTTTTCAGCACGGTCACAAGGTCTTAGAAGTTGTTACATTTCTTAACCCCGTTGATGTATTTATCGTAACATAAGGACCCCGGACCTGTCAACCCCCAAACTCATCAATCTTATCTAAGACTCGGTTGAGATACGTCTGCGCTAGAGACTTAGGGTCCGAGGTCCAGGTGACGTTCTCATTATACAACTCATGTTTGAGTTTGAGAACGGCACATTTAATCTCATCTTTCGTGAGTCTACCTCTAGGCATAAGACTTTAAAAACTCTGTTCCTTATTTAGAGTCAGAATACTCCAGGAATCAGTTGACCAGTTTTAAGATACACAGCAACCATAATAACAAAACTCACCATAGCAAGTTTTCCATTAATCACTTCTGCCTGTTCAGTCCATCCAAAGTTTTTCATGAGTTTTTCTCCCGTTTAGTAGTGTTTTGAATTACAATAAATTTGTCTTTTGGTGAGGTGCCAGCGACGCAAACCTTAAGTTCGTCATCATTAGACCAGGCACCAGATTCTACAAGTTCTTGAAGGGCAAGACTCAGTTGCCCGAGCATATTAGAACTCATCAATAAGTCTCAAAAAGTTTTTCAACAGAGTAACCGAGTAGTACGAGAAACGTAATACTCGTTACAGTAAAAATAAGTTCAGACATCAGAAAACGCCAAAGAAGAGTTTACCAGTCAGAGCATAAGAAATCACACCAGCAACAATACCAAGCATTGCCCAGCGTGAATTTGCTCGTTCTGCCCGCTCAGCATAAGGTTCAATACCATAACGGTCGAGGTCTTCTTTTGTCATATACATGGAGGGTTCTTTGGCAAACATATTCATTTGTCCAAATTCATTTTTTGTTACAGTCATTTCAGGAATGATGAAGATTTACAACAAGTAGTATAAGGCATTAAGAGGGTCGTGTCAAGGGGTCGGATGATAAGGACTCCTAATCAGTCACCTGAGAGGGTTCTGTGATGCGCCCTAGATAGGGGTCATAAGACATCAGGTGGTCAATGGTCATCTCGAACCCTTGGCGCTCCCAGAACTGCAGGAGACCGTCGTGACTCGCCTTATGGAAGGCGTCTACGTGGTCGGGGTGAATGGATGAACCCAGAGCAATGCGGTAAAGAAACAGAGGAATTGAGAAGGTATTACCTGAATTATAAATCAAATCATCGGCAACTGCTCTAGGTTTTACACCATTATCCAGTTTATACTTACCGTCTCGAACATGATGTCGTATAAGTTTTTCAGCATGATGACGATGAATCAAATATGCTGCAGTTGAAAAGTCATTAATGAATCTCTTATGGAGTTTCACATGTAAATCACCTGTGCAAATGATTGCCAATTGAATAACATCCCAATCATAAGGTACTTTAGACATAAAGTCCGACCATGTAAAGTTCCAAAATCTTGCGATATTAAGGTCAACATCATCTTCTAAAATTAAAGCATAAGGACTATCAGAAGTCTCATACCAATGGTGAATTGCTTTTAGATGTGATGTTGTACATCCAATTTCACCAGAAGTCATGTCTGATGGGTAGCGACCCTTAATGATATCGCTTAAATCGTCATTGCGACCATCATAAGCAGAGATACGAGTGTAATTTTCAATTCCCCAATATTTAAACTGAGACTCCATGGATTGACGACGTTCCGTTTGGTCGTCTAGATTCAGGTAATAAATCGGCGGAAGATTTTTAAGTTTATAGATTGATTTATTTTTATCCATTTTTCACTTCTCTTTTAACCCAATTCAGAACATCCGTTGTATAATTCCATCCTAATTCAGATTTAATCTTATCGATATTTGACCTAGAGTGTAAGACTTCACCGGGTCTTTCTGGAATTGAAATTTGATAATTAGAAATTAAATCTGCAATATTTTTAATTTCAACACCTATACCTGTACCAATATTAAAAACTTCACCATAAGATGAAAGGTCTTTTTGAGATGCCATGATATTTGCAGACACAACATCTGAGACATGAATAAAGTCTCGGGTTTGATAACCATCACCAATAATAGTCAATGGTTGACCATTTCGTTTTTGATTCATAAAGATAGACATCACTGGAGCATACTGTCCTGTTTTATGTTGTCTCTCACCATAAACATTAAAGTACCGAAATATTACAGTTTTCAAACCATAAAGGTCATAATACATTTTACAGAGTTGTTCTCCGGTATATTTTGAGATTGAATAAGTATTCAAACATTGAACTTGATTTGACTCTAAACTTGGAATAAAAATAGTATTTCCATATACAGCAGATGTGGATGAAAAAATGAATTTATTTACATTATGAATTTTGGAACATTCCAAGACATTCATGGTCGAGAGAGTATTATTTGACATACTCTCATTTGGTTTTTCAACACAATAAGGAATTGATACTTCTGATGCTAAATGAAAGACATTATTTACACCTTCAAAATAATGTAAGAATTTAGTATAATTTTTTGATAAATCTTGCAAATAATAATTTGCTTCTGAATTTTTATGATGAGGATGAATTCTATCTAGAAC